AGCCCCAGCTCGCGGATGATTGCCGACCAGTCGGTAGGCGGAGTCTCCCCCGCCTGAACGGTCAGCGTTCCCTTCGCCGTGTCCACCCCCGGCTCCCACCCCTTCGGATGGGACCGGCGCGGCACCTGCGCGTCCTCGATGTCGCGCTGCACCTTCAGGAACTCGTCAGAGGACATGATTGCGCCTCCAATGCCCCACCATCGCCTGATTCACATCAAAACCCCACCGCCTCAGAACGATGGCGATAGTGCTGTGCTTGATGTCACGCGAAACGGCAGCCTCCATCAGAGACTCACGCTGATCGTCAGACAGTTGGGGCAGAACCCGCTCCCACCATCCGAGCATCCCCGGAGCTTTCCGCTCCGCCTGCGCCTGCACGAACTCGTCCACCCTTAGACCTTCCTGTAGAAGATGGTGCGGACGATACTGTGGAC